CGGTGCTGAGGGTGGTCAAAAAATGCTGATGGGGATGGCTTCCGCATGAACTACTTTGAGCACCACATCGGTGACTATGCAGAGGCCACAGCGCACCTGACATTTGTGGAAGACGCTGCCTATCACCGCCTGATGCGTAAATACTACGCGCGAGAAAAACCCATTCCTGCCGACCTGAAAGATGCCCAACGCATCGTTGGTGCACGGACAAAAGAGGAGCGGGATGCGGTCAAAACGGTCCTTGAAGAATTTTTTTTCCTGGAGTCGGACGGTTGGCACCAAAAAACTTGTGACGAGGCCATAGAAAAATATTTATCGGGTGAGCCTGAGCGCGAGGTGAAAAAAGCCAATGAAGACAACCGCCTGAAACGCCACCGAGAAGAGCGTGCAAAGTTGTTCAAAGTCATCACTGACGCTGGGGAACATGCACCTTGGAACATGGGAATGGTGGAGCTTAGGGAGCTTGTAAAACGCATTGAAACTGCAACACCTGCAACGGCTGAAGGTAACAAACCTGAAACGCCACCTGCAACGGCACCTGCAACGCCTGCAACGGCTACCCATACACCAATACCCAATACCCATACACCAATACCCATATGTATTAATACCAAAGCAAGTACTGACGTACTTGCTCCCGCTTTTCCTGACGAAAAGCAGCATGAGCCGGAATCGCCGGGTTCACAAAAATACCTGACCCCAGACTGCCCTCACGGCAAGGTTCTGGAGCTTTGGGCAGAGGTGCTGCCAGAGCAGCCGCAGCACAACCCCGACATGTGGCGTGGCGCTCGTTCTGACCACCTCCGGGCACGTTGGCGCGAGACTGCCGCAGCGAAAAAATGGCCCGACCAGCAGGCAGGCCTGGAGTACTTCCGAAAGCTGTTCGCCTACGTCCGCAAATCGGATTTCCTCACGGGCAAGGCCCGTTCCACTGACCCCAGCAAACGACCCTTCACCATCGAGCTCGAGTGGCTCGTCAACCCGACGAACTGGGCCAAGGTGCACGAGGGCAAGTACCACACGGAGAACTGACCATGGCACGCCAAACCTTCAACGACGATGACGACTCAATCGCCAACTCAATCCCGCACAAGCCCGTGGCACGTTTCGCCTGTGCTGCCGGCCAGTGCCCTATGCCCGGGACGATCTTCACAGGCTCGACTGGGCTGTGCGTTTACCACGTAGGTGCCCATGCCGGTGACTGGCATCGCATCACCCGTGTGCTGGTCGATTGGCAGTGCGTTATGGACGAAATCAACGCTGCACGGCGGGCGCATTGTTCGCACGATTTGGCCGGTAATCCTGACGCGCTGGAGCGGCTTTTTGGCGATGCATGGAAGCGCCTGCAGCCGATGGTTGCCGGGGCATGGGAGGACGATCTCAAGCCCGGTGCCGTCAAGGCCGGTCAACCCGAGGATTACCGCGAGTGGGGCATTCGCCTGGAGCGTTTCATCGGTCAGCGCGTGGTCGAAATTCTGCGCAAGCGTTTGGGAGCAAAAGCAGCATGAGCCGCACCGACACGCTCCGAAAACTGCTGGCCATCGGTGAACTGCATCGCAGCCAAATCGACATTGCCATGGGTGGCGACAAAACCGAAATCACCCACGCCCTGGCCGAGCTGATGCGCAACGGAGAGGTGCGAATGGTGCCGATTTCCGCAGGTGTGCAGTTGTGCCAGCTGACAGACGCCGCACGCGCGCGCGCATTTGCCGAACCCATTGAGGCCACCGTGTTGGTGCGTGAGCGGGTTCAGATCGTCAATTTTCCGGAGGAAAGCACATGCTGATCATGGGTGTGGACCCGGGCCTAACCGGTGCCATTTCGCTGCTGTGCAGCCAGCGCGGTCTGCTGGCCTGCGAGGACTTGCCGACCACCGCCAACGGGCAGGCCACGGGCAAGATGCTGCGTTGGGTTGATGCCGAAAAGCTGCAGGATCTGCTGGCCGGGTGGTCACAGCGCCACGGCTTTGCAAACGAGTCGGTGCATGCCTGCATCGAGCAGCCAATCCCGATGCCAACGCTGCCGGCGCAGACGGTGGCCAGCCAGTTCGACACTTTTGGCGTGATCCGCGCGCTGGTGTGCGGAAAGGTTGCACCCAGAGGCATGACGATCATCAACCCACGGGACTGGAAAAAGGTCTACGGACTTGGAACCGACAAGGACGCATCACGCGCCGCAGCGCTGCGTCTGTACCCCGATGCACCGGTGACCCGGGCGAAGGATCACAACCGCGCCGAATCGATTTTGATCGGCCACTGGCTTTTGAGGGAAATCCAATGACACAGCAACTTGCAAACGGCTTTCGTGTGAACTGGTGGCAGATCATCGAGGACTTGCGCCGTACCGGCCTGAGTGTGGAGGGGATTTCGGATGCGACATGCATCCCGAAGTCCACCCTGCTGGGCTACCGCAACCTGGACGCCGAGATTACTGTGGAGCGCTCGGGCGATTACCGCAGCGCCACCATCACAAAGCTCAAGGATGGTGAGGGGGAGGGCTCTGAGTTTGCTTTTACTCTGGACTCGGTGAACCTGGGCACCACACCCAAGGGCATGGGATGGGAACAAAGGCATTTGACCGCATGAGCGGAACAACTCAGCAGGATTTACTCAACTGGACATTGGAGCGAGCAGGATGCTGAAAAAGAACCAGCCGGTGAAGTTCTCCCGGCCCATGTCCACCATGCGCACCGTGCTTTTGGCGGTGGAGCACGGGTTTCAGTACCGGCATGACATCCTGGTTGAGACAAAGCTGAAACCCGGCCAGGTGCAGGCTGCTCTGTACAACCTGACCTACATCGGGGTGGTGGTGAGGCAGGTGGACGCCAACGGGCGGTCTATCTACCTGCTCCATGGCACGAACTACGGCGTGGCGCCCTGCCTGCGTGGGGTGCGGTCTATCTTCGATGTGGGGTAGCCCTTTACCAGCCTGGACAATGAAGCCTTACTCCCTGAAAGCGGCGCAGTTGCCGCTTCTTTACTCCCGCTTCGGCGGGGGCTTTTTCAAAGGATTAGCCATGGCAACCAAAAAACCAACCAAGAAACCAATGCCGACAAAACCCGGCAAGAAGTGCTGATCTAAGCGGGGGGCACCCGCATCAGCGAACAATCTCTATAGGGGAACTCGCACATGACCGAAAAAATATCAAAGAAAACCAGAGGTGGCCCACGCCCTGGATCTGGCCGTAAGCCAGGATCTCCCAACAAAAAGACCGCGGAGCTGCAGAGCGCAGTGGCCGCGTCTGGAATTACCCCACTGGACTACATGCTTGAGGTGATGCGCGGCGTTAAGAACGACATGCGCACCAGGCTTGCAGCTGCCCAGTCTGCCGCACCTTATGTGCACGCAAAGCTTTCCAGCGTAGAGCTGTCTGGCCCAGAGGGTAGCGATATCCCTGTGGTCACACGCATCGAGCTCGTTGCAATGCGGCCAAATGCAAGTTGAGCTACCAGAGAAGCTGATACCGGTCTTTGATGGGCCGGCAGACGTAAGGGGCGCATGGGGTGGACGCGGGTCGGCAAAGACTCGCAGCTTCGCCAAGATGATCGCCATTCGCGGCTACATCTACGGCAATGCAGGCGTCACAGGCCAGTTGGTTTGTGGGCGCCAGTTCATGAACTCCCTGGAGGACTCTTCCCTTGAGGAGTGCAAGCGCGCAATCGAGAGTGAGCCAGTCCTGGCCGCTTACTACGAGATCGGCGACAAGTACATCAAAAGCCACGATGGGAAGATTTGGTTCACCTTCGTCGGCCTGGACCGCAACGTCAGCTCCATCAAATCAAAGGGGCGCATCCTCATTCTCTGGGTGGACGAGGCCGAGCCTGTAACGGACACCGCCTGGTCAACAGTCATCCCCACGCTGCGCGAGGAGGGCGGGTCTGGTGCAGACGCATGGAACGCAGAGCTGTGGGTGACATGGAACCCCAAGCGCAAGAAGGCCGCGGTTGAGAAGCGCTTCTGGGACTCAAAAGACCCATTGATCAAGGTCGTGCAGCTCAATTGGCGCGACAACCCGAAATTCCCGGCCAAGCTGGAGCGTGAGCGCCAACGTGACATGGAAGAGCGCCCAGACCAGTACGACCACATCTGGGAGGGTGACTACGTCGGGGTGGTGGAGGGTGCCTACTACGCCAAGAGCATCACCAAGGCCAAGGCAGAGGGGCGCATAGGCCGCGTCGGCCCAGATCCACTGATGACCTACCGGGCGTTCTGCGATATCGGCGGCACCGGCGCCAGGGCTGATGCGTTCACCATCTGGGTAGCGCAGTTCATCGGCATGGAGAAGCGCGTGCTGAAGTATTACGAGGCCGTGGGCCAGCCGGCGTCTGCGCACATGGATTGGCTCCGTGAGAATGGGTTCGTTGGCACAAACACAACAATCTGGCTACCGCACGACGGCGACACACAGGACAAGGTGTTCGATGTGTCCTACAAGAAGGCTTTTGAGGGCGCAGGGTACGCTGTTGAGGTCGTCCCCAACCAGGGCAAGGGCGCGGCCATGTCCCGCGTTAGAGCTGCGCAGCGCGTGTTTCCCTCGATGTGGATCGACGCAGAGGGCTGCGAGGCTGGCCTGGAGGCAATCGGCTGGTATCACGAAAAGCGTGACGCAGACCGCGATATCGGCCTGGGTCCAAACCACGACTGGTCAAGCCATGGCTCTGACAGCTTCGGGCTGATGGCGGTGGTGTCCGAGTCGATGGGCGCCGTCGGCGTGCCGATAAAGCCAATAGCCTACAAGCGCGGCAGGTTCATCGCATAGCCTTTACCAATTCGGACAATGCCAAGCACTGAATATGACGAGGTGTGCATGGCCGCAAAGATGGACGATGAGGATCTGCTAGAGATATTGCAGCTGAAGGAAGACGCTGCAAGTCACTACATCCACGGCCAGCTCGGCGACGAGCGCGAAGAGGCCATGCGACAGTACCACCGGATGCCCTACGGCAACGAGGTGGACGGCGAGTCGCAGATTGTTGCGTCCGACATACAGGACAGCGTGGAGTGGATTCTCCCGGCGCTCCTGAAGACGTTTACGGCCACCGACAAGGCGGTCAGCTTTGAGCCATCGCGCGAGTCTGATGTCAAAGGCGCAGAGCAGGCCACTGACACCTGCAACTACGTCTTCTACAAGCAGAACAATGGTTTCCTGATCCTGTACACGGCCATCAAGGACATGCTCACAGTGCGCAACTGCGCCGTGATGTGGCGCAAGGAAGACCAGGAAACCGTCAGCAGCGTGCCATTCAAGGGCGCGACAGAAGAGATGCTGGCAATGCTGCTGCAGGAAGAGGACGCAGAGCTTGAGTCTGCGAACCCAGAGCAGGCAATTGACACGATGACAGGACAACCGGTGGTTGTCTACAGCGGGCGCATGAAGAAGACCGAAAAGCGCTCCATCGTCAAGGTCGAGGCGTTTAGCCCGGACGCCTTGCTGGTGCAGCGCGACTGGACAAGCCCACTGCTGCAAGAGTGCCCATACGTTTGCCGCATGATGCGCGTCACACTGTCAGACCTGAAGATGATGGGTTTGGAGTGCACTGCAGATGACCTGCGCTCCAGCGACTCCATGGACTACAACAGCGACTCCAAGCAGTCGCGCATTACGAACGTCGACAGCCAGGATCAGAGCGCTGCAAATTTTGTGGGTGACAGCGACACAGACGACGACTCAATGGCCGAAGGATGGCTGCGAATTGAGTTTGTCCTGGCAGACAAGGACGGCGACGGCGTAGCAGAGCGCCTGTGCGTCTACCGCCTGAGCGACAAGATCCTGAAGTGCGATGTCACAAGCCACGTACCAATCGCCACATCCAGCCCAATCCTGAACGCACACCGCTGGGACGGCATGAGCATGGCCGACGCCGTGAGCGACCTGCAACGGTTGCACACCGAGCTGCTGCGTCAGACGCTGAACAACCTGTACCTTACCAACAACCCACGCAGCAAGGTACTGACCGATGCAAACTGGGCGCCGCTGGCGAACATTGATGACCTACTGGATAGCAGGGCGGGTGGCGTCATTCGTCAGAGGGACATTAACGCGGTTACTGAGCAGGTAATCCCGTTCAGTGCCGGCGCCTCCATGCCGATGCTGGAGTACGTGCAGGGCATGCGCGAGAACCGCACAGGCGTGTCGCGCACCAGCCAGGGGTTGAACCCTGACAGCATGAACAACACGGCCACAGGCCGCGCCATGGACGCCACCGCAGCCATGCAGCGCATTGAGTTGATCGCGCGCATCATTGCAGAGACATTGGTCAAGCCAATCTTCCAGGGCATCCTGAAGGTGCTGACCGACGGCGGTATGCAGAAGCTGGCGTTCAAACTGCGCGACGAGTTCGTGGAGTACGACCCCAACGAGTGGCGCGACCAGTACGACATGACCATCAACGTTGGCTTGGGAACTGGCGATGCAAGCCAGAAGGCCACTCAGCTGATGATGATCGCGGCACTGCAGGAGAAGGGCATGGCAGTTGGATTGGCAACGCCAAAGCACCTGTACCACACCGGCGCCAAGATCATCGAGAACGCAGGCTTCAAGGACGTGCAGAACTTCCTGCAAGACCCTGCAAAGGCAGGGCCACAGCAGCCACAGACACCACTGCCAATCCAGATCGAGCAGATGAAGATCCAGGCAGACGCGCAGAAGCACCAGGCACAGGCCCAGCAGGACGTCCAGAAGTTCCAGGCAGAGGCTCAGATGCAGATGCAAGTGGAGACACTGCAGGCGGCGCTGAAAGAGAAAGAGATCGAGGCCAACCTGCAGCTGCAGGCAGCAAACGATGCGCGAGATGCCGAGCGCGAACAGCACAAAGCAGAGATGGACGCCATCCTGGCGCAGCAGCAGATTGCCTTCGACAAGTGGAAGATCGAATTCACCGAGGCGAACAAGGTCTACATCGAAGAGATGAAGATAAACGGGGCTACACCGCAAGGCGCAGCTGCCCAGGCCGACAGCATGACCCAGGTTCTGCAAGGACTGCAGGCAGTGATCCAGCAGATGAACGCACCCAAGGTAATCGTGCGTGGCCCAGACGGGCGCGCAATCGGCGTACAGCACGCGCAAGGATAAGAAATGCCAACAGCAACCTATACAAAATGCACCGCAGCCATCGAGCCATTGCTTGAGGGCATCAACGTCGGATCTGACACATGGAAGGTGGCGCTCACAAACGCCAGCGCAGTAGCGAAGACTTCCTTTGTGGCTGGAACCGATGACCTGGCAACTGGCAATGGCTACACGGCAGGCGGGAATGCCTGCTCTGTTACCAGCGCAACCCAGAGCGCAGGCACGTACACGTTCACACTCGGGAACCCTGCTGTGTGGACTGCTACGGGCGCTGTTGGGCCGTTCCAGTATGCGGTTCTGTGGGATGTGACAACCGGCACGCCTGTGGCCCAGTGGGACTACGGCAGCAGCATATCCATGGCGAACGGAGACTCGTTCACGTTCACGTTCTCTGGCAACGTCTTCACGGCGGCATAAGCGATGGCTGACAACACCACGCTCCCCGGCACCGGGGACATCATCTCCACCGATGTAATCACCACGCTCAATGGTGTCGGTATCGCTACTGGGGAGAAGGCACAGCGGGTGAAGGCTGGATGGGGTGTTGATTCGACGTTCACGGATGTCACGGCAACTACTCCACTGCCAACCTCTACGAATGCGAGTATCTTCAGGTTCTCTGCCGGTAACACAAGCTCTGCGCAACTCACTGCGAGCGCAACATTCAACGGCGCACGCGAGACTGCGTTAGACCAGCCAAGCATTAGCTTGCTGATGACTAGCGACCAGCCCATCACGCTGACAATCAAGCAGTACATCGACGACTCGGAAACCTACGCGGTTCCTCCCATCGTCTACAACATCCCTGCCAATCAGGGGTTTTCTGGATCGTTCGGCTTGAACGGGAATTACGTGCGGGTGACTGCGCAGAATACCGGGTCTGCAACCACTACCACGTTCAACCTTAACACTGCGTATGGTTCACTGCCATCGTCGGACGGGTCTGGTCGTCTGCCGGTCAGCAAGGCAGACTGTGTTCAATTGCTGTCGCAGACAATGACCGCCACGGGTTACTCAAACACGATGGACACCAACGGTTATGGCGCTGTTGTGGCCCAGATAACCGGCGTGTGGCATGGTAACGGGTACTTTGAAGCCAGCAACAATGGCACCGACTGGGACACTGTTCTGGTGTTCAGTCGGGACAATCTGAGCCTGCAGGACATCGTGACATCTGGCGGCCTGTACACCATCCGTCCGAGTGGCCGTTACCTGCGGTTCACGTTGACCAGCGTGGTTGGCTCACTGGTTATCAACGCTCTGGGCCGTGCGGCAGAAGGCATCTCCGCTGGTGATTTGCTGTCACTGGCGATGGACAAGCAGAACAATGCACCACTGTACACGGCACTCAGTGACGACACTGTTTCGAAGATTGCACAGCCTGCGATGTCCCAAGTTGGGTATGGGTCTGGATTTGGTGCAATTGCGGCGAACACTGTTTTGTGTGTAGTGGACTGCATCAACTACAGCTCTTTGCTGATACAGAATCAGGTTGGCACGTCTGGTACTGTTGTAGGCCAGTGGTCAAACGATGGCAATACGTGGAGCGCCAATGCCAACTGGATTGATACTGCAACCGGCGTCCCCGGCAATACTTCCATTCCAGGTGTTGGCTTCAAAAACACACCGGTACTTGGGCGCTTTTTCCGCATATTGATTGGCACTGCCACTACAGCCGGGGCTACTTTGGTGATTGTTTTCGGCAATCGGGCCACCGTAACATCAACTGGTGCAACAGCATCCTCAACGGTGGGTACTATTAGCTCATTGACACAGCTTGCAAAGATCGACACCAGCAGTGCCACCAATCTTGCAACACAGACCCGCATTGTGGGCGCTGCCGGGGACAACAAGACCGCATTAAAGGCATCGGCTGGGCGCTTGTACCACGCATCGTTAACCAATCTCGCTGCATACCCTCTTTACATGCACTTCTACAACACTGCGGCTGCGTCTGTGACGGTGGGAACCACTGCATGCGTCTATACCGTGGCCTGTCAAGCGTCAGCAACCACACAGCTCGATCTTGGTGCAATTGGGTATTACTTCAGCAATGCAGGCTTCACGGTGTCGGTGACAAAGGGTGGACTGGACTCTGATGCCACGGCAACTTTGGCAAACGATTTTTACGCACAATTTTTAGTAGGGTAAGGAGCAATCATGCTATCTCAAGGACAAACCGGACCAATCGCATCAACGGGTAACGGGGTGCAAGTTGCACTGCGTGCTGGGCAGCTGGGCGACCAGATCGTCAGCGAACTGCACGGACGCTACTATGAGCAGACATACCGCAAGAACGTGTTTCACTCATTCCATCAGGGAGTGGCACTTCCATTAGTCGGCACAGCAATGACTGGCGCGATCTTGTGGAATGGATCGTCAACTGTAAACCTCGTTCTGCTCAAGGTTTCGTTGCAAGTCACAGTGACCTCTGCAACCATGACGGGTGTGGCGATTGCACGCTTATCGGGTCAGGTTTCTGCACCAACCACTGTCACAGCCGCAACCGCATCAGGAAACAACTTCATCAACGGTTCCGCTCCTGCTGGCACTGCATACAACATCGGCACTGTAGCGGGCACACCAACGCTGATGTTCCCAATCCTGCACAATACTGCAGCCATCGGCACTACTGGTGTGGACAGCGTTGTGATGGACTTTGAAGGCTCCATCGTTGTGCCACCTCAGTCGCTTATTTGTTTGGCTGCTTTGGGCGCTGCATCTGCTGCTGCCGCTGCAACCATCGGCCTGATGTGGGAAGAGGTACCAGTCTGATGAACTACGACGCTTCACAAGTAGGCGTCCCGTTCGTTCGGGCGCACCGCATAGAAATCGACTACCCAGATTCAACAGGCATCCCCGAGGCGACCATTCACCAGTCGCTTGCAGTGGTGCTTGCCGATGGGTCTACGCGCTCCATCCAGCCTCTTGCGCCCATGCTGCTCAAGCTGGACTTGAAGGTTAACGGCGATGACCCAATCCCTTTGGTCAGCCCAACCACAGCGCAGCACCTCGGCGCTGACACCTCACTGAACAAGACATTCCTGTCCATCTTGGCCGTTGTCCGTCAAGCACAGATCGCAGCCAACCTATAGTAGAAGGGGGCAGCAGACATGACGCTGCTCGTACTATTTAACCAGCCCACAGGCGGGGCGACAAGCTACACGCTGACGGCCAACGCCGGTGTGTACGCCTTAACGGGCGGGTCAGCCTCGCTAAAAGTCGGCAGGAAGATCACCGCCAATGCCGGCAGCTACAGCCTAACCGGTGGATCTGCAAGCCTGAAGGTTGCGCGCACGCTGTCTGCCCTGGCCGGCAGCTATTCGCTATCTGGGGGCTCCGCAAACCTCACAAAGAGTGGTGGGCCGGCCTCATACACCATTACGGCCAATCCTGGCGCTTACGCCATAACTGGCGCGTCCGTCAGTTTGAAGGTTGCCAGGTCACTTTCTGCCACAGCCGGAAGCTACACGTTGTCTGGCGGCAGCGCGGTACTGACAAAGGCCGCGGCAGGGCCACAGAGCTACACGCTCACTGCGAACCCAGGCAGCTACTCCATCACCGGGGCAAGCGCGACCCTGTCCTGGAGCGGCGAGGCAAAGTCTGCCAGCAACGAGATCGAGCTGCGTCCATGGTACGTGCGCAGAGGCAAGAAGCTGCACATCTTCGCCACCGCGCAAGAGGCTGACGGCTTCATCGAGGCAGAAAAAGCCGCACAGGAAGCAGTAGAGCAGGCTCAAAGGACGTCGCGCAGGGCGCGCAAACGCCTGCGTGAGCGTGTTTTCAGTCGTGAGGCTTTACCAGTCCAGACAATTGAGATTGACAGGCTTGCAGAGGTTGCTGGGCGCTTCGGCGTCAAGGTTGACATGCCAGCGCTTGTGGAGACACAGGACTGGGAAAGTGTGATGCTGGTGCAGCAGATGGCCCTGGCAATGCAGGAGGAAGAGGATCTGGAGCTGTTGCTACTTAGCTTGTGAGGCAGGCGAACATGAACGCAGCAAACGCCATAGCGGTTGCGCGCCAAGCGAATTGCCCTATGGTCCACTGCTTGCGGTGGGCAAAGTAGGCCAGGTAGGTGACGGTGAAGAACGCAAACATCAGCTGGACGCTGAAGAACCCGGCAATGATCAGGCCAGGTGCGAAGGTTAGCCAGTAAAGCTGGGGGACGGAAATAGGAGGCAATTATGGCTACAAAGAACGAATACTTCAACCCAATAATCGAGGCGATGAAGGCGGCTGGGCAGAACGCAGTAAACTTCGTGATGCACCCAACGGAGCAGTCTCAGCGCGCAGCGCAGGTCGCGCAGGAGATGCTCTCAAACTACGGCAATGTGGCACGCGCAACATCACCACTACAGCCTTACATGCGCCCTGGCGTGCCGGAAGAGGCCATGACCCCAGAGCAGATTGAGCTGGTTCGCCGCAGCCGCATGGGTGGAGGCCTGCTTGGCAACGGGCAGTAACCCTTTACCAATTTCGACAATATGCGAATGACAGTAACCAACATCGACCACAAGGAAGTTCTGCGCGGGAGAGAGGCGCAGGCGGTTCTGGACAACGAGGCCTTCAAGCTGGCGATGTCCAGCATCAAGAACTCCGTCCAGGAGCAGTGGAAGTCGTGCCCGGTACGTGACCGGGAAGGACAGGTGTTGCTGCTGCAGCTGGCGAAGCTGACAGACAAATTTGAGTCCATGCTGATTGGCATGGTTCAGAGCGGCAACTTCGCACAGCGACGGATTGATTTGGACAAGTTGCGTGATGAGCCGCCGGCACGGCAGTTCATGCGCAGGGTTATCGGCTAGGCATGTAGCTGTTGTGGGATAGACACCCACCATTGCGCCACTCTCATGCTGTGGGGTGGCATTTAGAAAGATCGCATCATGGACGGACAAGCCTCGGCACCCGAATCAGGTGGATTAGCTGACCTCGCTTCTTTTCTCGCGGAATCACCGGAAACGGACTCCAACGAAGAGGAAAACGAAGCACAAAACGTAGAAGAAGCCACCAGCGAAGAAGCTGACACGGCAGAGGCTACAAACGACGAACAGGATGTTGACCCTGACGCGCCCGACGAGGGTGAGTTTGAGGACGAGCCTGCACCCGTCGACAAGATCACCTTCAAGGTGAAAGGCGAAGACGGCAAAGAAGAAACCATCGAGGCATCGGTGGAGGACATCTCCAAGTCTTATATGCGCCAGCAGGACTACACACGGAAGACCCAAGCTCTGGCCGAGCGTGAGTCGGAGGCTGTGAAATTCCTGACACAAAAGCATGAAGAGATCCGCAGCCAGTACCTCTCACAGGCCGAATTGACACGGGCGGCAATTGTGCAGATGGCTGGGATCAGGTCGGAGTCGGAGATGGCAGAACTTGCCAGCTCAAACCCGGCAGAGTGGGTGGCAGAAAACCAGCGACAGCGCCAGATTAGTGGCTACTTGAACCAACTCAATCAACAGATCGAGGGTGAAAAGCAAGCTGCACGGGCGCAGGCAGATCAGCAACTGACGCAACAGCGGCAGGCGCAGTTCTCGCAGGCATGGCAGGAGCTGTCGAAAGACGGCATTGATAAGCCAAAGCTGTCGAAGATTTACGGTGATGTGGTGGACAAGTACGGGCTTACCAACGAAGAGCTCGCTCAGGTCTATGACTACCGTTTTGTGCGGATTATGAAAGACGCCGTTGCTTACCAGGCGCTGAAGGCTCAAAAGCCAGCAGTGATGGCTAAAGCACAGAGCGCACCGCGCATGCCATCGAGGCAACAAGCACCCGCGCAAGAGCGCATCGACAAGGCCCTGGACAACAAGTTCAAGTCTGGTCGTGCGAAGTTAAACGATTTAGCCGCATACCTGCGGTAACAGGAGCATTTCAAAATGACAGTTCCAACCAACCTATATCAGAAGGCTTCCCTCAAAGGTAACCGCGAAGATCTGATCGACAAAATCTTCAACACCTCGCCCAGCGAGACTCCCATCACCTCTGCTATGGGCCGCGTCACTGCCGTGAGCGACTTCCACGAGTGGCAGACCGACAGCTTGGCAGCAGCTAACGCCGCCAACAAGATGATCGACGGTGATGATGCAACCCTGGCAGCACAAACACCTACAGCTCGTTTGGGCAACCACCTGCAAATCTTCAACGGCTCCATCGGTGTTTCTCGCCGTGCCAACATCGTGAAGAAGGCAGGCCGTGCTGCTGAGATGCCCTACCTCAAGGGAAAGAAGATGCTGGAGTTGAAGCGCGACATCGAGTCCATGGTGTTGTCTCCCACTCAGGTCGCTATCGCAGCTACCACCTCCGTCGCCGGCCAGTCCGGTGGCTTGGGCGTTCAGTGCGTATCCAACCCGTTGCACAACGGCGCCGGAGCTACCGCAGCCTGGACATCTGGCGCTCCTACCGCTGCCATCACTGCAGGCACAAACCGTACCTTCACCAAGGCGCTGTTGGACACCGCATGCCAGAACATCTACACAACCAGCGGCCAGTTCGCTGAGATGTTGGTGGTTTCCCCAGCCCACAAGGTGCTGTTCTCTGCGTTCTCTTCGATTGCAGCTAACCGCATGGAAGTGAACGGCAGGAAGTCCCAGGGCGCTGTGGTGTCCGGTGCAGACGTCTATATGTCTGACTTCGGTGCATTGTCTGTTGTGCCTCACTACCTGCTGTCCGGTTCGGACACCGCGTATGTGTTGAACACTGACTACCTGGATCTGGCCTTCTTGGATGGTTTCCAGACCAGCCCATTGGCTAAGACCGGCGACGGCGACAAGGTGATGATCACCGCCGACTGCTGCTTGAGCGTTCGCGCTCCTACAGCGCAAGCGAAGATTGCGAATTTAACTCCCTAACTAGCCTTTACTAACTTTGACAATTACTCCACCCTAACCAAGTGGAGTGATTTATGTCTAAGTTATGTTCTTTTGAAGGTTGTACTAGCCCGCTTTCTGCGCGTGGAATGTGTAATACACACTACATGCAACAGAGGCGGGCTGGTTTACTCCCAGTTGGCACTCGCGCACCGGCTCCATTGAATGAGCGTTTCTTTAGACATATAGAAAAAACAGACAGTTGCTGGATATGGAATGGGAGATTAGTAGGCAAGGGTTACGGAATGATTGGCATTGGTGGAAAAGGCGCAAAGCAGGTTCTAGTACACCGTCTATCCTACGAAATACACAAAGGCGAAATACCTGAAGGCACGGTAATCATGCACAAGTTTGATAACCCGAGATGCGTTAATCCAGAACACTTAGAGGCTGGAACACAAAGCCAGAACATTAAAGACGCGTTTGTTCGCGGCAGAAAGATAAACCTTCCAAGCGGTTTAAAAGGCGAAACACACGGCGCAAGCAAGCTAAACAACGAGATTGTTTTAGCTATCCGTGCATCTAAAGATAAGTACAACTACCTAGCCGAAAGGTATGGCGTGTCAAGAACTGCAATTGAACGTATCAAGTACCGCAAGACTTGGCGGCATATATAGCAAAGGGGCTTCGGCTCCCCTTTTTCGTTGCCTTTACCACTTTGGACAATTACCCGCAGTAACTTGTGGAGTATTCAAAATGGCCCTTCAAATCTTCGCTACTGGTGTGAACATCACAACCGGCGCGGCATCTGCGGGGGCCACTATCCCCCTGGCATCTAACGGCGCCGTACCTCGCTATGTTCGCATCTCTGCAACAGCCGCAGCATGCGTGCGTATCGGCACCGGAGCCCAGACAGCTGTTGCGACTGACATGCTGGTACACCCAGCGGAATCTGTGATTATGGCAACCCTTGGTTGTACACACATCGCAGCCATTCAGCAGGCCGCAGCCGGCGTTGTTCAGGTATCCCCAGTCGAGGACATCTAAATGGAACTCGATGCCAATGTCACGATTGATGAGGGTGTCAACGAGTACGGCATCCGACGCCAGATCATCCTGGAGGGCGACCAGGCCGTCAGCAAGCTGACCTATGACGCCGCACCGATGCTGGAAGAGGCGCACGCGCGGCGCATTCACACCGCGGGTGACCGCTGGGGTGACAGCCACCACGTTGGGTTCATACCCATGGCCGAGCTGACGCGCATCAACGACACCTACAAGAGCGCCGCGGAGCGAAAGCACCAGATCCTGACCTGGCTGCGCGACAACCCCAAGATGGTCACGTTTGACAAGTTCCTGAAATGAACTACACCACACTGCAATCGAACGTTGCGGATTTTCTGCACCGTACTGACCTGACGGCGAAGATCCCAACATTCATCGAGCTGGCAGAGGCGTACATATTCCGTGAGCTGCACATCAAGGAGCTGCAAATCTCCGTCGATGGCACGACCACCAGCGGGTACGCAACGCTGCCAACCGATTTCGACACTGTTGCCAGGGTTTCTGTGACGTACAACGGAGCTGCGCGCTCCCTGGACTACGTGGCCCTGGCGAATGCGCCAATCGCCAATAGCTCTTCCCCTGCGTACTACTCGCTGGAGAACAACAAGCTGCGCATCTGGGGTGCGTCTGACGGCCAGGCGTACACCCTGTACTACATCCCGAAATTCCAGAACCTGTCCGACTCGGCTCCAACAAACTGGTTGCTGGAGAACGCCCCAGAGCTGTACATGGACGCTGCCTGCCTGCAAGGCGCGAAGCATGTGCGCAACTATGCGGCTGTTGAAACGCTGACAGGCAACATCGCGCTATCGATTGACTCAGTGAAGCGGTTCTCAGAGCGCCGCGGCCAGCCTTATATCGGGTCCATGCAGATAAAGGTGCGCAGCAGTGTTTAAGCTGACAGGCTTTGCGCCTGACGCCGACCCAACCACGCCTGGTGTGGTGACGTCATGCACGAACTTCATCCCCTACGAGCAGGGCATGAAGGCATCGCCAACTCCGTTCACGCCGGCCAGCACGCCGGCACTGGCTGCAGAGTGCCGCGGGGCTGCTGTGGTTACAAAGTTGGACGATACCCGTCGCATCATCGCAGGAACACAGACCAAGCTGTATGAGCTGTCTGCTGGGGCTTGGAATGATGTGTCTGGCGCGGTCTACACAGGCGGCACGGACTCTCGCTGGCAGATTGCGCAGTTCGGGAACGCGACCCTGGCTGCTAACTTGTCAGACAACATCCAGCGGTCAACTGGCGCGGCATTTTCAACAATAGCCACAGCGCCAAAGGCCAAGATCCTGTTCACGGTTGGCTCGTTTGTCATGGCGATGAACACCGTGGACGGAACCTACGGCACATCACAGAACCGGTGGTGGTGCTGCGCCACCTACGATGAGACATCCTGGACCCCATCAGTTGCCACTCTGTGTGCGACTGGACTGCTG